ACATCTATTATATATGCGAACTAACTGATTATATATTGCCATATATATAGGGTATTGTGAGTAGCAATAGATGCCCCGACCTATAGTGTATAGTAGGTATCCAGTTTTGAGGATTAGCTATCCCATCGACTCTATATAGCTTCGTTGCAAATGGAATCCTCAAATAATTTTTTTAGGCATTGTGTATAGGATGTTTCTTCTCATCCACCAGGAATAATTTTAATCGGTTTTCTCTGGGTCGCCATACACGGACCCATTTAATGCCACTTGTAACACTAAATGGTAGCATATCTAGCACTTCTTTCCGAACCTAAATGAGGTAGTAATGCTCCTAGCTAGGCCGACAGACTTATATACTACCTCTATATTTGAGTGGCTTATAATTTCTAGAAATTACTGGCTAATCCATCACCACATCAAATATATTCTCTTACCAGCTACACTGATAAAACACTTTATCTCCTTTGGATAATGCTTCTCTTGCAAACTTTACAAATTCTTTATCTCTATCTTTGTATTCCTTTGCCGTTTCTTCTTGACATTGATGTCCCCAGAAGAAACCACCGTCACAAAAGTAGTCAGAATATCCATTATCGATAGCTTTTTCCAAGCTATCTATATCTTCTGACGATAGTTCCATTGAACTCCATGATATAGGAGTTATCCAAGCTTTACCGTCTTCATCTATTTCTGACTGTTCCCATTTTGAACCTATTTTATTTCTTTCCATGTAAAGTCTATTCATAAACTCTTGTAATCTTGCATGTTTTCTCCATTCAAACGGAACTGCCATTTCCCAGGTATCATAAGAACCATCTTCATTCTTAAAATTTTCTGATTTTTGTTCTTCCATCATACCTGCATACTGGTCTAAACCCATAGTATTCTCCTTTTTATTAATTATATTTATATATTTCTTTATCTATTTCTTTCATGTAGCAATCTGTGCAAATATCATCCTCTTTATTATCCACTACTGTATCACAATCATCATTACTACACTCTTTGGTATTATTAGCCATTCTTGAAAGCATTTCAAGTCTTGCTAATAACACTACTTCAATATTACAATATGAACAGCATCTTCCTTCTGATTTTACAGGTTCTGGATTATGTCCCCAAATATCATCTTGTAATTCACCACATATACAACATTTATAACCATCGAATTTTGGCATATTATTCTCCTTTATTAATCTTATGCCCCCATAGCCCTGGATTATGTATACCTAATTACCAGGTTTTAGGGGGCAAATATTAAGTTTCTGCTTCAATCCAGCAAGAACCTTGTTCTTTTACACATTTGTGTATTTTCTTTCCTAAATGATATCTTGCATACCATCGTAATAAGTTTTTAGCTTTTACTGGACCTACTTTTAGTTCTTCTTCAAGCATTTCATCATTGTAACTATCATGCTTTTTAAAGAACTTATCTAATTTCACAAGATATCCTCTCATATTCATTTTACATGCTGATAATCCTGCTTCTATTTCTTTCATCTGACTATCATCAACATAATATTGTATGTAATCAGTTCGTTCTATCATTCCGAAAAATTCAGGGTCATCTGATGGTTGCACTGCAAACCAAAATTTACCCTCAATATCTCCGTGGTAATATCTTCCCATGTTTACTCCTTTTCTTTTAAGTCAACACAATCCGTAAGGATTGGGGAAATATGGCCTTTCCCAACGAACTTATATTAATATGAAAGTAACCTATTATTTTATATTACTGTTCGTTTCCCTTTTCACGCTTTTTATGTCAAGGAAAGGCCAAAGGTTTAATCTGCGTGTTTAGTCTTTAAGAGCTGTTCTCTTTCATAGTTTATTTCTGAAATATCAGTTTCCAAATCTTCCAGCTTTCTACGAAATTGTGCTTTCAAATCATCTTCTTCGAGCAAATAACCTTGCTCTTCGTCTAATGTCCAATGCACTTCCAGGGTTATGACTTCTTTTAGATTTTCTATCTCCATTACATAGTCTCCTTCATCATTTTGATTTCTATTTGATTATCCTGACATTTTCTACAGTCAACATATATTGTAGGAGTATCTCCTTCTAACATAAATCCACATGTATTGCAAATAACAGTAGCATCTGGATATTCTTCAAATATATCCTTTTTAGCAAGATTACAACCTTCTGGGTATTCATTCCCAACTGCTGCTTTCTTTGCATCGTATATTTTAGAAGATATAACCTTTCCGCTATGTTCGTCAAAATACAATGTATCAGAATATTGTCTTCCAGGTCTACTGCCTGTATTTTTATATTTCTCTGTAGAAATACCACTTCTGGTAACAACTCCTTCTTGGTGAACATTTCTTTTGCCCACTTTCATAGGAGTGTTACTTGTTTTTCTTTCAGAGGATTTAGAATGAGGCCATGTAGGATTATCCCATCCTGAATTTTTAGCCTTCTTCTTTGCCATTTGCAATTTCCTCTTTACGTTGTTTTACAAACTCTTTATCTTCTTTTTCCTGAACATAAGAACGATGCCAAGTTTCATATACATAATATCTTAACTCATCTATTACTTCGTCAGGTGTCATGTTTTTTGTTCTAATATCAACATATTCACAAACTTCTTCCAAAGTATTCATGCTTTCTTTTTGACGATTTAAAAATGCATTATATCTTTCAGGCACTTCTACCGTTTCTTTTGGACTTTCATCCTTTTTATTATCTGGACTTTCATCCTTTTTATTATTTTCTGTAAATAGCGAAGAATTTCTCCACAATTTATTATAAATATCAAACATATTTACTCCATTTATTATGCTTGTGTTTGCAAGGGGTAGGCAGAAAGGATAACCACTTTATTATTTTAAAGGAAATCGCCAATGAGAGGCGAATACTAATGTAAACAATAATAATTCCCTAATCAAACCTACCCCTGCTCTTTTGGAGCAAACACAAACTTGTTAACTAACTCTATAAAAGGAAGGCTCTGGCAAATAGCTTAAAGCATATTCACGTTTTAATATTACCTTCCTATTATATGCATACGCATATAAATCACAAACTTCTGGTATTCTATATTTTAATAGACCATGAGTTTCTTTTAGATACAAATTCAATTCCTTATAATTCATATCACGAATTGATTGTATCATGCTTTTTCTTTTAGACATTTTTAACAATGTCATTAGAAATCTTAATCTTATCTTTAATTCTAATAATTCTCTATTCATTTTATTGCTCCATTTAATTATTAAATCATTCAATCTCGGAGAGATTGGGGATTTAAACCATTAGAAAACAAAGAGAATAAGTGAACCCACTTATGATTATTTCACAGTTAGCAGTATACTTTGTGGAGTTGCGCTATTTACGTTGATAAGCAATTCTCTTTGTAATCTAATTTTATACATATATGTAGCAACAATAATACCCTGCAATTGCTTTACCACCGTAAACGGTTCCAGGTTTTACATACTGTTACTACTTATATGATTATTGGCGTGGTTGAAACCTAACCGCCTTTTAAAATACAACCTTTTTAAGCTGGCTATTACGGAACCATTTAACTATTCGTTACAAATAGCACTTATTGGTTATATTTTAATACTATTGTAATCCTTCGATTACTTCATCCACGGCAGCATTTAGCTCTTTTTCGACAAACTCTTTTGAACCACTTGTTTGAATTTCTACGTCTACCGTATAAGTGGTATCATTTGGAGTTAAAGTTTCACTTTCACTATTTTCTGCAAGCTCATCAGTTGCTGGACTTAAAGTCTCTTCAACTACTGGTTGAACTTCTTCAAGGACTTGTTCTTCCATTACAGGTTCAGCTACTTCAATTGCTTCTTGGATTTCATTTACAACTTCATTAACAGTTGCAACTTCTTCCAATTCAGCAGTAGCACTACATGCATAAAAGAACGGTATAAATAAAAATAAAAATAATTTTTTCATTTTTACTCCTTTTTTTAATGTTAACATTTACTATTATATTTAGGAGACAACAGTCTCGCTGTCTTCCTAAATATAACACTTTTTACTCATTTTTCATACTGGATTTTATACCATAATCGCTTCAATGAAGCTTTCTTGTATTTCCTCCAGTGTGAGGGCTTCGAGCCTACAAAGTGACCGCACATATACTTAATGAAGTCATCTTTGTAGACGAGTGGACATTTAATCATTGTCAAACTCAAGTTCAGGTCCTTGGTCTTTTATATATTCGCAAGGAACGAACATTGCTCCTGTCATATTGTTATTCCAGTCTTCTGGATATGTCGTGACATAAGGTTGAGCCTTTGGATATTTATCTTTATCATGATATATTTGTGCTTCAGGCCATAAAACTAACACATATTTATCGATATTTTTATAACTTTCATAGAAGCCTTCAATATCAGAGGCAGGGTCAACTGCCATTTGTGATGCACTTGCAACATCATCAGCAAGATTAATACCAGAATGCTTTTCATGTGTCTTTTCGAGGTTCTCATAGCATTGAGGATGAGTTTCCTCCTCTAATAATTTAGGGTCATCTAATCCCTTTATTTTCAAAAGATATGACACAACATCTTTCGGTGACAACCAGCCTATCACATCATTTGCGAGTGGGCTATCATAATGTATTTCATCATTATATAATATAGCTAACTCGAAAAGTCCTTCTTTTCCTCCATAGGAATGGTCATTTTGAATAACACTTGCACCATAATTATTAGGAAACCTAAATCTTAAGGATATAGCATTATCAAAGACTACCTTTGGAGTTCTGATTAGATATTTTAAAAACATTTCGAACATTTGTTTACTCCTTTTTTAATTCGAACCAATCCGTAAGGATTGGGGTTTAAGACCGTTTTTAATATAGTTTTAAAAAAACTTAATACTATACAAGTCTTACTTCCTTACCTTGCACACAGAGTTAGAGATAAAGGGATTTAAATATTGTTACCCAATACCCATCTGTTTAGATATAAAAGTAGGCAAGCCTAATCTTGTCACTGGGTTCCTTTTTTTACAAGTAGATGCTATCCACTAAACCCGCTTACCTATTTTTGCCTAATATACCATAGTATTAAACTTTTTAAATATTTTAATATACTCTATCAATTGGAGCCACATTGTTCCTATTCCCGTATGTGTCACGGCTGCCCGTGTCATGCTAACCCATTAGAGGGCATACTTATTGTCCGTAAGTGGTGCAACATGCAGACAGCGATATCATCATGAATAATATCCTTTAATAACTGCCTAATATAGCTGACATATCCGTTCATTATGATAGCGATTTCGCTTAATAACCATTTCAGATTAATACTATCACTATATTCTTGCATTGAGCTTCTTTGTCTCTTATTGCATGATAGAGTATATTAAAATCATTATATACTTACGAAGCCTGTGTTAGCAATTAAGCCGCTTCGGGTCAGTTCGTAAGTATATAACATTATAGTCTTTCGTGAAGTTTAATCTCAAACCAAACATATAGTTTGGCATAATTTTACAGAGTGGACTATAAAGATTAGTGTTAACCAATCCGTAAGGATTGGGGAATACTTTCAATTGACTTTTGGGTAAGTTTCCCTTGCCAAAAAAAAAGGACTACATAGTATTCCTCTTACAAGGTTAAAATCCAATAGTTGCTATGCATTGACTTTGGAATTATGTAGCCCTTCAAACAATGCATAGACACGATTAACAGACAACCGTGCCTATGCAAATCTTTTTATCCGTTCGTTTTAGCCAGGCTATCACCTCTGGTTTCAGACATAAAAAGCGAAAAAGCAATCCGTTAGGATTGGGGGGTTTTTTCGCTTAATACAATAAGGCTCTTTTTACAAACTTTACACGGGCTACATTTTAACAAATTTAATAGAGCAGCCAAAAGGCTCAACAACAAGTTAAGGCGAGTGGTTTTCGTGAAAAAAATAAATGTATCGTAGATACCTTATGAAAAAAATGCAAAGACGGAAAAAAAGAGCCTTCCCCTACGACATAATTTCGTCGTAGGGCATTATCCACTTCCGCTCTTTGCTCGTTATGCTAAACTATTTGTTCAGTTTAGCATTGAGAATGCCGTATCTCTGACTGTTGCCAGATTTACTTGTGCCTCTCTCATAGAGAGCAAGTCCTCGCTTGGCGAAGTAAGAATTTACTTCGGTAAGCTCTGTTTGAGGCTTTACATAGCACACGGCCCCGTAGCCAACTCTGTTGGCATGACGGGTTCTCAACGAGATGACAGCTTTGCCTTCATCGTCTTTCTCGCCAGAGAAAACGATGAAATTGACACCGCTGAAAGATAAATTTTCAGCCATGAAAATTTGTCCTTTCGTTGGGCGATATTTCACAAGTGTATCCGTGGAACACGGATAGGGAATTAATCGCCAAGTATCCCACGGATACTGGGGGTCACCGAAGTGAAACTTCGTGGTGACGGCGATTAATTCACGGACACTTGTGAAAGAAAATATCGCACAAGGTGTCAATGAAGGCAAAGTTGGCCTCGTGAGAAGTGTGCTGTAAAGCTGAAAACGAGGACTGATAGGCACAAGTGGATTTGGCCAGCAGAGACGGCATGAACAAGAGCAATAGGAAGTGATAATGAGCTCTTGTTCCGTCTTTGCCACGAAAACCACGAGCCGAATAGCTTGCAGTTAGAGGATATCCTTGTAGTTTCAACAAGGATTGGACACCGAAGTAAGCCTTTACTTCCTGGTGTCCAACCAACCAACCGAACGGTTGTTGGTGAAACGGAAAGGGTATCCGATAACTATGTATCCGACTGCAAAAAAAACTTGCAACATTGTGAGCTATACTTACTGGCCATACTTCTTTAACGACATTATCTGTCTGCATAAATTCACAAGAGTTGCAAGTTACTTCGCAACTCGAGGGAATTGTTTCAGACCCAACTGGTTGTTTTACGAGTTGCAAAGTGCTTGGAATGTCGCCATTCGCAAGCCAATGCGAATGGGGCAGCGACTTCCAAGTGTTGCAGTCGGATACTGCAAGGTATAAAAGTAAAGCCTTTTGGGTAACCCCCATGTATGCTACAAGCTCGGTGAGTTGCGAGCACAATAAAAAAATAGATGGGTGAAGCCGTAAGGCTGAACACCGATGAGTTGAAAATCGTAGCTCTCTCAAAGCCGAGGTATAGTGAGGTCACGAACCCCTTGTTGTTTTCGTTGTTTACGAAAGCTTGTTACTGCTCGTTAGAGCAGAGGTCGACAAGCTTCTCGGAATGAGAGAGCCCTCTCGCAGTGTCTCTGCGAGAGGATGTTCGCATAGCATGTCCTATGCATACACCAGTATGCATGGGGCGACATGCTGCGAACGACGATTTTTCAACGAAAAATTGTGCGAGCAACGAACATGCGAGCGGGGTAGCATACATATATATCACGTGCACACATTCTAGTTGAATTTTTTAAATATTGGACCTAACTTGAATAATGAAAATTTCTAAAAAACTATTAAGAAGACTTGCAAAAGACGAAATGATAGAAATGTGGGATAAAAAACAAGATGAATGGATTCAGATACCGTTAGACCCTAAGGACCCAGATGTTATTAAGATGAAAGACATTATGTATGCAGAGTTTGAGATTAGGTGTGTTATTGAAGGAATGCGATTAGGCATCATGAAAGAAAAAGATGAGCTAGATTAACACTATACGTATATATACGTATATATATAAGTATATATATACGGAATGAAATACATAAATTATTAGTAAATAATTTATTACGTAAAGGAGTAACGATGAAGAAACCGAAATCTAAATTAACGAATAAACAAATCGTAGGTATAATTACGGAGATGGCTATTCAGATAGAAAATTTAAGAAATCTTGTTTTTATGAACGAAAAAGCATTGTATGAATATACTTTATTCAAAAAGGATAAAGAGGATTTCATCAAATTTTTAGAAAAAAAGCAGGAAAAAAAGCATGATAAGGCTGAGAAAGAAATTAAAGATAAATAATTACGAGGAGAAGGTATATACTGTGTATACTTTAGAAGAAGCACAAGAAAAAAAGCTCCCTATAAAGCCATGGAGAGACTGTTCTCTAGGAGATTGGGGAAAAAGCGATGATAATTACGTTGCAGAGTGCTTAGGAAGAGATTCTTACAAGAAAAATACTATTTTAACCTTTCCTTTTGGAAGACAATGGGACAATGAATACAGCACATTGAACTTTGAAGAACATTATGCTTCTAAAAACTTTTGTAATGTATCTACAAAGTCTTATAATGAGATTGAAGCTAAAAGTACTAGGGCTAGTATAGCTATAGATGCCTTTCTAAGCTACAAAATGGCTGGTTTAAGCCCAGATATGGAACAAGTAGGTAGATTGTATAGGCCAGACCAAAAAAACCCCGTAATCGCTGCAAAACGATTACTCAAAACAAAGGAAGCGAAGAAAATGATTCAGGATAAATTGAAAGAAGTGTTAATAGACCGTGAAATTGATGAAGGATTTGTGTTAGATGTTATTAAGGAAGCAATTGAAGTAGCTAAGACAAAAGAAAACAGTGCAGATATGATTCGTGCTGCAAAAGAACTGTCATTGTTCTTAGATATGGCTCCAAAAACAAAACAGTTAGTAGAATCTGTTGAAATAGACATGACACATCAAATTGAAGAGAATTATGAAAAACAGCAGAAGAAGTTGACAGCAACGAAAAAACAGGATATCGATGGAGAAGCATATCAAGATAAAAACAAAGGATGATAACAAGTTAGCATTATTTCTTACTACGCTTTATGAAGTAGCTAAAGATATGGATATTAAAGTAGAAACTATTCGTGTGACAAAATAATGGATAAACAAAAAATGTTATTAGAAATGCAGCAGGACATGCTCTTGTTCGGCCGAATGGTCATGCCGAATATGTTTAGCGAAGAGTCCCCTTCTTTTCATTATAGTATTTCTGAAGAATTATTAAAGCCTGATGTTACGCAATTAAATATTATCGCTCCTCGTGGACACGCTAAGTCTTCCATTGTGGCTGGTGTTTATCCCTTATATCATTTAATGTTTGATAAAGGACCTAAAGTTATTGTATTGGTATCAAGAACACAATCTCATGCTACAAAGTTGTTAGGAACAATAAAAGATGTATTAGACTATTCTAAAGAGTTTAGACATTTCTTTGGTTACTGGGGAATGCAATCTGCTAAGAAGTGGACAAATCAAGAAGTAGAATTAAAAGACGGTTCTCTTATTATCTGTAAAGGAACAGGACAGCAGATTAGAGGGATTAAACACGGAAATCAGCGACCGACTTTGCTAATATTAGATGACCCTGAAGACGAAAATAATACCAAGACAGCAGAAGCAATGGAGTTTAATCTTCGTTGGTTGCTACAATCAGGTGTTCCTTCATTAGACCCATTACGTGGTAAGGTAGCTGTGATTGGTACTCCACAACACCAACGTTGTTTAGTGGAAACATTAAAAGATATGAAAGGTTGGAAGAATATGATGTTCCAACCTGATATGCAAAAGAAGAAAGCATTATGGGATGCAGTATGGCCAATTGAAAAGCTAGAGCAGAAAAAACAAGAATTAGATAGTATTAATCGTATTTCTGTGTTTTATAGAGAATATCTATGTGAGATTGTTGGAGATGAAGAAAATTTATTTAGAGAAGAAGATATACGATACTACGAAGGTTTCGTTGAGAAAAATGAGCAAGGGTTGTCAACTCTCATTCTGACGAACCTTAATGGTGAGGAAGTAAATGAGAGGAGACCTGTAAATGTATTTACAGGAGTCGACCCTGCCTCTAGCACGAAAATGGGAGCAGACTTTTCTGTTATATTCAATATGGCAATAGACAATGATAATAATAGATTTATTTTACCTTATTACAGAAATAGAGCAAAACCATTAAATCTTGCTGATGCTATTATTGATAATTTTAAAAGGTATAAAAGCCAAAAGACAAGAATTGAGTCAGTTGGTTACCAGGAGATGTTAAGACAGTATCTTAAAGAGAAAGCAGCAGAGATGGGATTATTTATTCCTGGACTTGAAATTAAAGAAAATCCAAGAACATCTAAATCATTTAGATTGGAAAGCCTTCAACCTTTATTTGCTAATCATAAAGTTTATATCAAGAAAAATATGCAACCATTAGTAGATGAACTGTTATTATACCCTAGAGGGAAGCATGATGACTTGTTAGACGGATTTTTCTATGCAAATAAAAATGCATATAAGCCAGCCCATAAAGTTGTTTTAAAGAAGGATAAAAATTCATTTTTTGCTCCAAAAAGAAAAAATTGGAGAACGTTATAGATTTCTCTTGACAGCAATACAATTAAAGTATTACTTTAACCCAAGCACATATGGGGAAAATCGATATAGATAAGTACTTTTTGCCCTTTGAGGCTTTTATCAAAAAGTTGAAACGAATAGATAAGATAGAAATACCAAAAGATTATCAACTAGTTGAAACGGATAAATATGCCAGAGAAGATTCAAAAGAGAGTAAAAAGCACTCGAACTCAAAACGCAAGTGACCTTAAGTTTATTTTTGACTATGAAGACGGAGCAGTCAAAACCACAGAAATCCATGAAGATGTAAAAGAATCTTTAGAGCTATTTCAAGATTATAGTGAATCTCGTGATGTCTGGGCTACAAAATTTCAGGAAGCAGTTGAATTTAGAGCTGGAGCACAATGGACTTTAGAAGAGACAGATGTCTTAGAAGCTCGTGGACAAGCTCCAATTGTTGTAAATCGTATTCATCCAATTGTTGAAACAGCTAAATCTCTTTTAACTTATAATTCTCCACAGTTCCGTTCTACTGGTAGAGAAGACTCTGACAGGCAAACAGCAAAAGTATTCTCTGATTTATTTCAATATATATGGCAATCATCTAATGGAGATGAAGAATTGAAGAGAGCAATTGATGATTACTATGTTGGAGGTATGGGAGTTATCAATGCTTATCAAGACCCTTATGCAGATTTAGGAAAAGGTGAAGTATATATTAAATCTATTAATCCGTTAGATGTTTATATCGACCCGCACTCTAAAGACAAGTATGCTCGTGATGCTGCTAATATTCTTGTTGCAAGATATATCACAGATGAACAAGCAGAACAAATATATCCAGGATATATGGATATTATTGAAAATTCTTCAGCACAAGGAATAGACGAAGAAATTCCAGCGACATCATTATCTTCTACAGAAGGACAACAGTTCTATGGAGATGTTATAGAAAGTAGAAGTCATGAAAAAAGAAAATATATCGAAAGATATAGAAAAGAAATGGTTAGTCAATGGAATTGTTATGAACCTTTTTCTGATAGAGAGTTTTTATTTACTGATGAAGAATACCAAGAATATAAGAATGTATATTATGTTAAAATGAGACAGATTACTGGAGAAGAAGTAATTGTTTTTGATTCAGAATCAGTAGAAGATTTATTTGCACAGATAGAAGAAGAAGGTCCAATTTATCACTTTGAGCTTCCAGACCCAGAAATGGATGAACAAGGGAATGTTGTTCCTCAAGAACCTGTAAGAGTTCCAGGAATGGAAGATGATGATTCTATCCCTGGAAGTACTGTAGTTCTTGTTCCTATGACAGTTGAAGAATTGACAGGTACAGGAGAAATCACTTGTAATGACATTGAGGTTTGCAGAGTTCAAATGATTGTTAGTTGTGGAGATAAGTTATTATATAAAAGAGTTTTACCAACAGAGGATTATCCTATTATTCCTTTAATGAATATTCATCATAGAAATCCTTATCCAGAATCAGATGTAAGAATTTTTAGACCTTTGCAAGAATATATTAATAAAATTCGTTCATTGATTATTGCTCATGCTTCTACAAGCACAAACGTAAAACTGTTAATTCCTAGAGGGTCAGCTGATTTAAAACAGATTGAAGAAGAATGGGCAAAAGCAGGAACAAGTGTTATAGAATTTGACGCTGAATTAGGAGCTCCAATTGTAGCTGGTCCAGTACCACTACCTAATGAGTTATATAAAAACGAAGCTGATGCTAAATATGATTTAGAATACGGCTTTGGTATTTTTGAGCTAATGCAAGGAAGTAGCCAAGGAGCTCCACAAACATATCGTGGAACTGTTGTCGTAGATGAATTTGGACAACGAAGAATTAAATCAAGAAAAGATGACATAGAATCTTTTTTAAATCAAATAGCAAAAGTATGTATTCCATTAATGCAACAAATCTATACAGAAGAAAAAGTAATTCGTTTAGTTCAACCTAATGGAACGGAAAAAGAAACAAGATTTAATTTTTATAAAGAAATGGAGAATGGAGCCGTACAAAGATTTCATGATGTAGGAGCAGGAAGATATGACATTGTTATTGTATCAGGTTCTACATTACCAACAAATAGAATGGCTCTATTAGAAACATACAAAGAATTATATGCAGCTGGATTAATTGACCAAGTTGAAGTATTGAAGAAATCAGAACTCGTAGATGTAGAAGGAGTGTTAGATAGATTTGGTCAAATGCAACAAATGCAACAGCAAATAGTAGCATTAGAAGAAGAATTAAAGCAAGTCAAGGGAGACCTACAAACAGCAGAACGTGAAGAAATTCATGCTAAGAAACGACTTGAAGTAGAAAAATTCAGTACCGACTTGGATAAACAAGTCAACAGGGCTGAAATGGCGTCTAGTTTATATAAAGCTAGACTAGAAGACGCTCAGACCAATCTGATAAACTCTGTAGACACTAATGAAGGTGGAACAGAGAGTTAGAGAAAGGAATAGAGATGGAAGAAAATATGGCACAAGAAGAACAGTTAGATACAGGAGCCCAGACTGCGGAGACTCCAAGTATGGAAACTGAAATGTTTGACAATATCTTTGGAACGAACGATGCTTCGTCTGAAGCTTTTAGTGAAAGCACAGAACAACAAGTGGATGTTCAGGCACAAGAGATTGTTGAAGATAACTCAGTTCAACCTGTTGCTTCGGAACCTAAGAATGACGATAGCCAGTTTCAATACTGGCAGAGCCAAGCAGATAAAAAACAAGCTGAACTTGATGAGTTAAAATCAAAATTGTCTGATATCGATGATGTATTGCCAATTGCAAGACATCTAAAAAGAAATCCAGAAATTTTAGATAAAGTTCAGGAGCCTAAAAAGGAAACAGCGAAAATGGAAAGACCTGTTAAACCTTCTAAGCCTGCTGGTTTTGACCATTCAGAAGCACTAGAGGACCCAACAAGTAATTCTGCTAAGTATTTAGCAGAAAGAGAAGAGTATATGGATGCTATGTCTGATTATATGTTAGAGATGGATGCTCAAAGAGAAGCTGATTTAAACAGTAGAACAGAAGCTCAAGATAGGCTCGTTAGAGAGCAAGAAACGATGCGTGATTTACAGTATAAATACAACTACACTCCTGAGCAAGCAGCTGACTTTATGAAGACAATGAGCTCTCCTGATTCTCTGTCTATGGATAATCTTGTTAAGTTACACCAGTTGAATAACTCTAAAGGTCAAGTGACCCAAGTTTCAGCTAGTGAAATTTCCAAACAACAAACATTATCAAATAGACAGCAGAAGACGGTAATCCCTAAACCAATTGGTGTCCAGCCAGGTGCTAGCGTGCAGTCTCCTAAAACAAGTACAGAAGACCAAATAATGGATACTATGATAAATGACTTCAATAAGAAGAACATTTTCTAGCATCCAAACTTAAAAGGAGAAACAAATGGCACAAGATGCAAATGGAGTATTTAGTCCTAGCGTTGGTGTTACACCTCAGGGAGTAACTATCAACGATAACAGACGACTACTCAACTTCGGCGAAAGAATCGCTGAATTAAACCCAGCTGCCTCACCTTTCTTCTCATATTTGTCTAAAGTAGCTAAAAAGCCAACTGATGACCCTGTATTCAAGTTTCTTGAAAAAAGACATCAATGGCAACGTAGAAACTTTTCTGTAGATGGTGCGATAACTCACACATCTAATGGAAGTTCTACACAAGCCACTTTTGACTTAGTTAAAGCAGATGACAAAATCGATGTTGACTATGATAAATATGGAAGAAAAAAAGGCGGCCCTTACAAGGCTGAATTTATCACACCAGGACAGATGATTGCAATCAAAGGACTAATGGATGCAAATGCTGGAGCAGGTAGTGATAAAAATATAGTGTGTTACTATAGAGTCACAGACGTAACTCAAAATTCATTAGACACAGGACTTACAGCCGAGTTCATTAAAGCTGTGGAATTAGGTGCTGAAAACGGCGAATTAGACGTTACAGCACTTGTTAGTGGCGATAAAATCGTACATGCTGACGGTTCAGCAGGACAAGTAATTGGTTCTGCATGGGCAGAAGGAGATACAGCTCCAGACGGGTGGAGAGATGAAATGTATGATAGAGAAGGATACTGTCAAATCTTTAAGACTTCAGTTCCTCTTTTCTCTGGTACATCATTAGCTACACGCTACCGTGGAGACGCTAACGAATATATGAGAGTATGGAAAGAAAAACTTATGGAACATAAGATGGACATTGAAAATGCTCTTTTATTCGGTTATGGTGAAGTATCAACAAATGATGCAACTACATCACAACAACGTAAAACATGGGGTATTTTACCTTATACTGAAATTAATGGTAGAGTAAAGTCATTTACTTATGCTAGTTCAGGTTACGATGCATTTGTAGATGCTATGTCAGATATTTTTGATGCAGAATCAGGAGCAGGAGGAGGTAAACTCGTTCTTGCTTCTAGAGCTATCATGAACTGGCTAAACAAACTAGGCGGAGACAGCTTCTTAGGAAACACTATGGCTTATTCAAATAATCCATATAACGTAAATGTTTCTAAAGGAAGCCAAATGTTCAATGGTGTTCAAGTTACTAAAGTAGATACCTTATACGGTTCTTTAAACTTTGTAATGGAACCACTATTGAGAGGACCATGGAAAGACCATGCTGTTGTTGTTGACTTAAACAATGTAGCATACAGACCATTGTCAGCTAATGGAGAGTCTAGAGACACACATATTAAACAAAATATCCAAAACAATGATGTTGACGGAAGAAAAGACCTTATTCTTACAGAAGCAGGTTTAGAAATTTCTTTACCAGAAACACACGCTGTTTTGCATTTTACTGACGGTGCATAAGCACGGTTTTTAATAGTGAGTTAATCGGGGGAGTTGAAATATACTCCCCCAAAGAATTATAAAGGAGAAAAATGAGTTTTCAAACAGACATAGAGGCATATACAGGAAGTATTACTGGAATGACTACTGAAGCAGCAAAGTTTTTAGTGGATGCAGTAAAAGCTGTTACTAAAATAGTTATGATTGATGAAGGAGTAGCAGAAAGGCTAAGTACAACAAGCAGATTGAATGACACTAATGGAACAACACTAGATTTGGCAAATGTATTAAAAATTAATTATATAACAAGATTTAATGGTTCTAAAGATAAGATAGCAACTGAACTC